CAGCAAACCGTTTTGCCCGATATGGGAATTCCCATACGGAATGAATTCAGTTCCCCAGGCGCTCCATCAAAAACACAACCAGGCAGTAAACACCCACAACAGCAATAACAGCCAGAGCGCCTTCCATTACCAGTGAAATATCATCCGACATATTCCCTCCCTTGGTGTGAATCCCGGCGAACGTTTTTACCCCCACCGACAAATAACATATACTAGAAAAGCAATAGCTATAGCAACGCCTGCAAATGCATCTGGCCGGCTCATTGGTTCTCCCCCTGTGTCGCTTCTACTGCGATCTGACTGGCGTATTCGTTAATGGTAACGATAAGTTCTTGCTCGGCCTCATCCAGACAACTACCGATACCTCGCCTGTCCACTTCAGAAGCATCGAAATCTGCACGAAGCCTGGCGACCTTCAGGATTGCGGACAACACCTCATCAGGGATTGCCGGAGAGTTGGTTGACGTTTCCGAGATTATCCGAAAATTATTGGTTGACGAACCCTTATTTTCCCGAAAGTTTCCAGCCTGAAGCATGGCGGCGCGGTGACACCAGATAATCCAGCCAAGCGCCATATCCCATGCCATGTATTCTCTATCGCCATTTTTTGCTCTGCGGCGATCTACAGATTCCCCGAAACGCTTCTCCATAAATAATTCATAGGCTGCCCGTTCATCCGATACTGATGCCAGTGATGCCAGTGCAATTTTTAATGCGGTAAGCATGTTGTTTTGATCTTCATCGAGTCCGAACGGTATTTCATCCCGTGATGACTCAATTCCGGTAATCGTGTTCTGTAGCCATTCTTTGGTTAATTCAGTCATTTTTCACTACCGCCCTTTCGGGCGGTCTCCTGATGTTCTGAGGGTGCAGGAATCCCTCCGGTTAAGGATTTAATAAAAATCATTTCTGATTTAAATTTTCAGTGTTTAGTTGTTGGTTTATAGCCTTTATGCTTCGGCCTTATTTCTCAGCCATACACAAACAGGACCATCTTCGGTGTCATGTATCGAACCGATAAACCATCCCTCACCTTCTGGTCGCTCAGGTTCCCATGCTGAAATATCAGGGCCATCTGCGTCCAGATTAAAATCATCTTCATCCATACTACGGATAGCCCACTGAAGATTATTTTTCTCCATCCAGGCGTTAAACTCTTCCGTTGAAATATATTCCCGACCATCACAGAATTTTTCATATTCAGGATGCGTCCAGCAGCCATATTCATTACGTTCCACTGGCATTTCTTTAATTACGCTCATTTACCCCCCTTATTTAATTTTCTACGACACTTTTTACAATCATCTGGACTTTCGAATGTATCCGGCTCACGCTCATTGCCAAAATACATCCACCCACCGCAAATACTTGTTATTTCACCTTCAGCAAAATAATGATGTTTTTTCGCCATAAGTGACCTTGCCCAGCCCGGATTCGTTTTACTCACTTGTTGCCTCCTTTGCGAAGCTCTGCGACTAACTCGTCACATATGTGCGTCAAAGAGCAAAGTTTGATTGCTGGATGTTCGCGCACCATCTCCACACCCTGCGCCCGCAATTCTGCCAGAAAAGCGTAGGGGTCAGTTTTTTCACTGTGGTACATGGCATCATAGATAATCATTGCAGCGACACCTGCCTGTCCTGCATCTGTGACGGATATATGCTCAAGGGCTACGGCCATTGCGTGTTTCAACCTCTCATTTTCCACCTCAAGCACCACACGATTAGCCTCCAGCTCTTCTATGCGTTTTTTTGCTGCTCCCAGCTCAACACGCAGCTCCTGATAGTTAATCTCGCTCATTCTCCTTCCTCCCGCACTGCTGTTTTATATGCCCGAAGCACATGCGATGTTTTTCCTGACACAGTGCTTCTCAGAAAGAAAATTCCACTGGTGTTTATTACCAGATACGGGTCAGCAAGACGCAGCATATCCAGTATGTGATTATGTTTTCTTGTTTCCAGCACCGTACTTGAAATAAGCATATGTGACACGGGGCCGAAATCATGATATCTGATTTTCATATCATCACCCTGCTGTAAAAATTACCCGTTATCTCCTGTCGTTATTTTCTGTATGACATCACGATGCTTATTAATTTCCCGCAGCGCGGCGCATAAGCGCTCCCACTTCTGAACCTGACCTTTTGCCCGGCGCAGCTCGCGGTTAGCCACATGCAGCGATGGTAAAATCAGACCATCCGGATGCTTTCTGGTGAACGACGGCTGTGACTGCACTGTGACCGCCACACTTTCCGTTTTTATTTCTTCCTGTGTTTCCGCTTCCCCGACTGGTAACGCAACACCTGCTGGCTGAGGAAAGGCTTTACCATCCGTTTCCGTTATGGATGCGGCTTTCGGCTCTGCCGGTAAATCAGCGCCCGGTATGCAGTACCGAAATTTACCGCCCTGATTCACGCGAATCAGACGCCCTTTGCTGATTGCCATGGCCAGTGATGAATTCGCCCGGCGGGAGGTAATCCCGAACATCAGTGCCAGCTCATCCGCCGTTTGTGGGCCATGATGTTCAATCGCCTCAGTCAGCATTTGCGCTGTCACTTTCGGTACCGGTGACACTGGTTCACTTTCACCAGTCTGAGTCAGCCACCACATCGACCCCTTGTTATCCGCTTCACCACGGCGCTTCAGTTTCCACAGTTCGTTGACAGCATCTTCGCGGCTGATTCCAAGGCGCGATGCCACTACCTGTGAAGAGGCTTTTTTCAGTGCTTTCAGTGCGTCAAATACGGTTTCCATTAATATTTCCTCCGACAAAATCGTTTCTCAGATTCAAATAAAACCAGCTGCCTTCCGGCGTTCGTATTCCTGTTTCAGCCGTTCAATTGGCGTTGGCCCTTGCGGGTGTTTCGCCCCTTCCAGTTGTCGTCGCACTGGCGGAACACTCATCCCGTTACCAACATGCTTTGCCCATTTCGTCAGTTGCCGTTCCGCAAGTCGTTTTAACTCACCTTGCGTCATCTGGCGCTCAATCCCTCTGGTACGCATTTCGAGGCAGATGTGGTACAGCACAGGCTGTGGCCACGGGTATTTATCACTCCCGTCGTATCGCCAGGATTCATTGCGCCAGCGCCGGTACTCTTCCATCACGGCATCCACCGTAAGACCAAATGGATTTGCCCCACTCTCCGAAATCAGCGCAACAAACTCAGCCAGGTCCGGGGGCCACGTTTCACCCGCCCGGCAGCGGTCCATGCACTGACGGCACACCAGACGGATTTGCTGTTCAGTCATCGCACCAATCTGGGCAATCCAGAGCTTCGAAGGTGCGGCCCCGTTCTTCTGAGTCCAGCGGTTCGAATACACCTCCCCCATGAGCTCCCACAGCTTCCAGGCCGTTTCCGTTGCTGATAAATCCGTTGTCACGTTCCCACTGTTCGCGTGCAGCCCGGATTTCCTGAACTGCCCGTGATGCCGTGCCACCTGATGCTGCATGGCTTCCCCCCTTGCTGACTGGTTTTACCTGTGCCCTGACGTGCTGCACGTGGCGGGCAAATTTCTGCTCCCACTGAACCTGCGTGAAAACCTTCCCCTCCGCCATCCAGTAATCCCGGAATGCGGCAAGCTCAGCAGGTGTAAATTCCGGCTCAGGCAGAGCCATACCCCACACTGCTGCCCGTTGTCGAAAATCCGGCGACGGCTGCCAGACAGTAGTCATCGAAAATTTCCCGATCGGTTCGCTCAGGCCGTCCAGGTATTCAGGTTCGGCTGTCTGCAACGGCGCACCATTCGACTCACTGGTCGGAATACTCTCGCGCGCGTTATGTGTGGGGTTTAATTCTGTATCTGTATCTTTATCTGTATCTTTATCTGTCGTGACTTGTCGTGACAGATGCGTGACACGTCGTGACTCATCGTGACAATCAGCATTATGTTTCCGCAGCTTTTCCCGCTCCCGCTGCGCTCTCTTGCGCTCTGCCGGGGATTTTGCCGTTTGCGAAACGTTACCATTGTCCTCTTTCAGCACCTGACGTTTTTCCCATCCGGAAATAAGGTCACCATCCAGAACCCGCCCCTGCATTGCATGCAAAATTGAATCAATTACGTCTTCCGTCACATCAAGCGCACTTGCTAAATCTTCCGTCGTGACATCAATGTGACCACGTAGTGACACGCCGTGACATGT